GCCTTCTACAACAGAATGTAGATGTCCATGTTGACCATGTAGGGAATGTCTTGACTGCAAGTTCAAATCCATTAAGTGCTAACATATTGAACAATGGATTTTTAGTAGATGGCATTTGGAGCATCATTTGAGTCTTGAGAAGTTCATTGAATTGCATCCTTTATACTACGCCATATGATGTAATGCATTTGTCTAACGTGGCACCCGTTGGATGAACGGGTTTTGTGCGTCTGAGTCTTAATTCCTTAGACGCTTTATCCACGGTGTCTTGAGACAAACTGACGAACTTCTTTACATCACGAATAGGTCCTTGTACGTTCATCGTTGGAACATGTAGACGAAGGGGTGGAAGTTGTAAAGCAACCATGTCTTCACTTGTAGAAATGTATTCACGAAACTGCTCAATGTCTAGTGGTCCTCCAAACATTCGAAGCATATGACGATGAGGTGAAGGTGTCAAGGTTTTGTTAACATAGAGTGAACGGTATAAATCTGTGAGCAATGCATGACGAGACCATCTCACTACATCAGAAATACAGACATCGCCGTATAAATATGCCAATGCACATTCAGGAGAGCAATAGTTTCCTTCACAGGTATACATGTTTTCATATGCATCGTAACTCACAGGTAAAACAGTTGCTTTCCATGGAAATGGGTGACAACACCACATACATGAAGTTGTTGCGCTATACGAACAACATCGTGTTCGACTCAAGATATCTTTCATAGTTTCTGTATTGAATCGTTCCGCTACACGTGATGTTTCAACAGTTGACAGAATGTCAGCATAGTTTGTGATTGTAGATAGTTCGGGTGTACCAGTTTGTGCGAGTTCTACATAACTTGGCGTGCTTCCAGCAGGAACTGGAAGGTCTTCTTCTACTGGAAGTCTCAGTGTAAAAATCACAGGGGCTTCAGGAAGATGTTTTCTTGGAGGCATTACTTTCTTAAAGTGTACTCAGTGAAAACCCAAGACGTAAAAAACGAACGGGAGTTGGACAAAGTATTCAATATACCAAAATGACAGACCTTTCTACCGCTTATCAACGCAAGACGCATCGTGAACATATCCTTGACCTACCCGATACCTATATTGGAAGTGTGACAACTACAAATGAAGAAGTATTCCTTCGTGATGAAGATGGATTCAAAGCAGAAACAATTCCAGTCAATCCTGGATTCTACAAATTGATTGATGAACTTCTAGTCAATGCACATGACCAAGTTGTTCGTCTACGCAGTCGTCAGTCAACGAATCCAGTCAAGAACATTGACATTGACTGTGGAGCAACGCTGTTCAGTATCAAGAACGATGGTGAACCCATTGATGTTGCCGAACACCCGGAACATAAGACATGGATTCCACAGATGATCTTTGGTGAGTTGTTGACCTCAACAAACTACGACAAGAATGAGAAGAAACTAGTGGGTGGTAAGAACGGATATGGAGTGAAGTTGGTGAACATCTTTGCAGACGAGATGGTTGTTACAGTAGTGGATCAGCCACGAGGACTGAAGTATAAACAGACGTTCCGAAAGAATATGACGGAAGTAGAGAAACCAATTGTTATTGCAAACAAGGGCAAGTCAAGTGTCCAGGTGATTTGGACGCCTGACTTCAAGCGATTTGGGATGCAGAGCATTGATGCTGGAATGATGCGACTGATTGAGCGCCGTGTTTGGGATTTGGCAATGACCCTTGGAAAGGAAGTCAAGGTGAGTTTGAACGGAACACCTGTCAAGTGTAAGAACTTGACTGACTATGCAAAGGGGTTTGGATGCGACACAGTTCTCTACGAAACACCCAATGAACGATGGCACATTGCAGTTGCAGATAGTCCAGTCGATAAACAGTTTGCGATGTCCTTTGTCAACGGTATCTGGACCTCTAAAGGAGGCACGCATGTAGACGCAGTGACAAATCAAGTGGTAGGACACATCGTAGACTACTTGGAGACCAAGAAGAAAGTGAAAGTCAAACCCAGTCTAGTAAAAGACCATCTTGCAGTCTTTATCACGAGCATGATTGAGAATCCTAGTTTCACTTCACAAACCAAAGAGACACTCACAACCAAAGCAAGCGCTTTCGGATCCAGTCCAAAACTCAGCGAAGAGTTCTTGAAGAAAGTCGTCTCCAAACTAGCGATTGTTCCAAAACTCTTGGAAGCACAGTCTGTAAAGGACGCAAAAGATAATTCCAAAACCGATGGAAAGAAACAGTCTAGAATCACAGGCATTCCAAAACTAGATGATGCAATTAGTGCTGGAACTAAAGACTCTGCTAAGTGTACTCTGATTCTAACTGAAGGAGACTCAGCAAAGGCAATGGCGCTCTCAGGACTCAGTCAAGAACAGCGCAAGTTCTTTGGTGTCTATCCGCTCAAGGGTAAGGTGCTGAACGTCAAAGATACAAGCGATGCAAAGGTGGAACAAACCAAAGAGATTGCTGAACTCAAGAAGATTCTAGGTCTGACTTCAGGCAAGAAGTATACAGATGTGAAGGATCTACGCTATGGATCCATTATGATTATGACCGATCAGGATTTGGATGGGTCTCATATTCGAGGTCTACTGATCAATCTGTTTCACGAACTCTGGCATGAATTGATTGCGATTCCAGGGTTCATAACCTATATGGCAACGCCCATTGTCAAGGCACATAGGGTACGTGGAGGAGCCAAGGGCGACGTGGAGAATCGTATCTTCTACTCTCAATACGAATACGAGCAGTGGAGAGAAGGTGAAGGCGCTAAGGGATGGAAGGTGAAGTACTACAAGGGATTAGGTACCTCTACACGAGACGAAGCCAAAGATTACTTCAGCAAGGTCAATGCAGTTCGATTTGACTATGATGACAAGTCAGACAAGTCTATTGACTTGGCGTTCAACAAGCAACGTGCGGATGACCGCAAGGAATGGTTAAAAGGATATGACAGAACAACATTGATTCCAACTGGAAATCATCTTCCTTACGATGACTTCATTCACAAGGATTTGATTCATTTCAGTTACTACAACTTGGAACGTTCCATTCCAAATGTCATGGATGGACTCAAGACCTCACAGCGTAAGATTCTGTATGCAGCATTCAAGAGAAATCTCACACAAGAGATTCGTGTTGCCCAGTTCGCAGGGTATGTTTCAGAGCATACAGGATACCACCATGGTGAAGCGTCACTGAATGAGACTATTATCGGTATGGCACAGGACTTCATGGGTGCAAACAATATTCCATGGTTGGTTCCTCAAGGACAGTTTGGAACTCGCATTCAAGGTGGAAAAGATGCAGCATCTCCTCGTTACATTCACACCTATCTCCAACCACGCATTCGCAAGATTGTCTGTGAAGAGGACTTTCCGATTCTGAAGTACCGTGACGATGATGGATTGCCAGTTGAACCTGAATGGTATGCTCCAGTCTTACCAATGCTTCTTATCAACGGCGCTCGTGGTATCGGAACTGGGTATTCCACCTACATTCCACAGTGTAATCCGAAGGTCATCAAGGAAATGATTGTAGATCATGTCAAGAACACTACTCCACTCTCTACGAAACCACTGACACCCTACTTTGAAGGGTTCAAGGGAACGTATACTGAGGAAGGTGTCATGGGTGTATTCAAGAAAGTCAAGGACGAGTATGTGATCACAGAACTTCCACCGGGAACATGGACAGCAGACTATCGCGAGTGGTTAGAGAAGGAACTTGCTGAAGGTCGTATCAAGGACTTTACAGATACATCTACCGATCAGCAGATTAACATTGTGATCAAGGGAATTGACGAGAAGGTACTCGTGAAGTCTTTGACTGAGAAGGTGAAGACAACAAACATGCACGCCTTCAATCACAAAGGTATCATCACCAAGTATGCAACACTGAATGACATTCTGGAGGAGTTCGTTGTGGTCCGCCGTGGACTATACGATGACCGTCGTAGGCATCAACTTGGAGTCATTGCAGCAAAGTTACCGTATCATGAAAATGTAGTCCGATTCATCAAGGATCAGATTTCAGACAAACCTAAGGTAGTGCTCAAGAAGAAGTCATTGAAAGAGTGTGATGAAATCTTGAAACAGAATCAGTATGAATTGATCAATGACAGTTATGACTACATACTAAGTCTTCCTGTATCAGCGTTTACGCTAGAGAAGATCAAGAAGCATGAGGATGACAGAATTAACTTGAAAGTTCAACAGGAAGAGTTGGAGAAAACAACCTGGCGTGAGATGTGGCTTGCAGATTTAGAGGTTGTATAATAAGAAGACCATGAGTAATTATTTGGATCTACTTGTCCAACAAGATAAACTAGCGAGAACCAGTTATTCCTATGATCCACGTGTAGCAATGAACCAAACACGTATGTTGGGTTCTATTGAACCTTTTTCAAATGGAACTAAGGATGAAGTACCTACTGTATCCTATACGGATCAAATTGTGGGTTCACATTCGGATTCAGCAATTGTTCAGACTTCTCCAGATACTGTTGGTGTCAAACGATATATTGTGATTGACGCATCTCAACGTGACTGGGTCAAGCAACCTAATCCTTTTTCAAATCTAGTGTTCACATTTGGAACACAGAATACTTCATCAAGCAATCCACCAGTCTATTCAAACAATCCATTTGTTCCTACCTTTGCAGATGAACAAACTGCTCTCGCAAATCCTATTCCAGGAATTCCCAATACTCGCGGATGGACATTCTCAAACACACCCTATCCGGCGTATAATTCAAGTATTCCTAACGGAAACTTTATTGGGTATGATATTGGATATTCAATTCAACCTTCTGGGTCTGGATTTGGAAGCGTCTTTACACCTTGCAATGTATCTTCAGTTCGTCTTGTTCGTGCAGTGATGCCTCAACGTCAATTTTTAAGTTTGCCAATTGTTCCACTCGGTGACAGTTCAGATATTTCAACTAAAATTCAAGCGTCTTTACCTAATACATCCTTCTCGACGTTTGCTACCTATCCATATCTGATGCTCTACCTAAACGAATACTTTGGACAGTATGTAGGAGGCAATGAACCCACACGTCGTTCCTTTTCGGTCATGACTCAAAAACAAAGACAACAGATTACGTTCACATCGAATTCATTAGGTGTTCAACAATTTGACTATGAACCATGGGGAGGGGAATCCTTGCAGTTACAAAGTCCTATTACCAATCTTCAGCGTATTCAAATTAGTGTATCCGATCCAATTGGAAACATTTTTACTCATTTGGACAACTTGCAAATCTCGTTGATGCAAACAGACTCAAATAATATGTTTATTAAATGTTTTACACCTGCTTACAGTTATTTCAGTGGTAATGAAATGCGTATTGGTGATCGTATCGTTTTTTATCCATCTACAGTTTCTAATATGATGAAGTCACAGTATCTTGCAGTTCAAAATAGCGATAAACGCAAATTCATTGAACAATTATTAACAGGAACGTTTCCAGTTCTTGATTTGCTAGATTATGTTGAAAATCCAGAAACAGGTATCTGGGGTCCACGAACAGTAGCACGTACAGTACCCTATATTGCTTCCTATAACGGATTTGTCATTCCTAACTTTTTCACGGTAGGGGATGAAGGGACTGTAGCTCCTACCTTTCCAAATTCAATTGATACTGGAACCTTCACAATTCTAGAACCTAACTCTCTTGTGGGTTCAAATCTTGAATTTATGAATGCAAGTCTTCAACCTGTATACACACTTGAACTTGAAATTCGTCAACCGGATACAGGCAAGATTGGTGGAAAGATTGTCTTGTAACAAAGCAATGAGTCTATCGGATTTTTATACACAGACTGCAATCGCCAATGCTCCAAAGCATACAGGTCGTCTACCTCTCAGTGGAGACGAAGAGCGATCTACTTTGCCTCCGTATACATTGACTGCACAGGAACCGTATGTTGTTCCATCGCGTGTTGCTGAGAAAATGCAATACCGTCATGAAAGCACGCCTCTTAACAGCGTGTTTTTCAGTGAAGACAATATTGAAAATCTTCAAGGCGCCATTGCATCGGCTGTCTTTCAAATGAGCGGAACCAAACGATATGTCATTGGTCGTCAAAGTGATGCCGATTTGAAAACCATCATGCGATCCTATTACCTTCAGTATGCTCAGAATGATCCATCTCGTGTTGCTGAAGAATTAGAACTCTTGAACAATCGCGTCATTGGATATTCTGCCAACAACATTTTGGTAGAGATTGAGTCCTACAAATACTACTTGAAGGACATCATGGATTTCCCTGCACCCATTGAACGTCCAGTCATGACAAACATCTATGGAACGCGGACAGGTGAACTGAAATCCTTTTTCTAAACTAAGTAATGCTCATTCGGTTTAATGACCGTATCTTTTTACACGAAACACAATGGTTTATTTGGGAATCCTGCTTAGGGTTGTTTCGTCCTATTGACGGATATGCATGGGATGGAACAGCATATCGTGTCTTAGATACAACCTATTGTACAGACCCTTTGTCTAAAACGTACTGTTTCGGAACTGCTGAATTGTTTGCAAAGTGTGTTGAAGTATCTAAGAAATATGAACCTAGTTTTCCTAGTGTTCCCACTGCCTCTTATCTTGATATAGGAACTCCCACTTGGTTTCGTGATCGCCCTGTGACCTTCACTTCGTGTGCTCCTCGTGATTCCTTATCTTGGAAACGATGTGTCAACGGACACTCACGCACCTGTAAACAACGTTCAAAAAAGAGATTTACAAAACGCAACCTTTAAGCAGAGAAGGAATGCGGGTCAATATTATTGGAAATACAAACTCCTTGGGATTAGCTCAAGACATTCATATCTTGCACGGTATGGTGTATAACACTTTGGGGAAGGAGACGCTCATTCGTCACGTTCCTCATTTTCACCCACAATGCGAAGAAGCTGAGATCAACTTTTTCGTAGAGTCCATCAATCCATCTCTATTTCACTATGCTTCCAAGAACATTTGGATTCCTAATCCAGAATGGACACAAAAAGTATGGCAACCTTATGGACGTATGGTGGATGAGATTTGGGTCAAGACACTTGAAGCACAGAAATTGTTTGAAGAGTGGGGAACTGTTCGATATATTGGATGGACTTCAATTGACAAGACGGTTCCAGAAAAGAAGGACTACAATCGTGCTCTAGTTCCAGCAGGTAAGAACATATGGAGGAATCCTAAACCCATTGTTCAAGCGTACATGCGAGTTCAAGAGACAAACCCAGAGTTGTATTCACGTCTTCCAGTGGTTGACTTAGTGTGTTATGACATTCAGTTTCCAAAGATTCCAGAGAAAGTTTCTGATAAGTTCAAAGTACATTCTTCACGACTGTCTGAAAAAGACTATGATACGTTGATGGCAGAGTGTGGACTCTTAATTTGCACGTCGGCAGCTGAAGGATTCTGTCATGCAGTCAATGAAGGTATGTCTGCAGAATGTAATCTTCTATTAAGTGTGATTGAACCCTTTGAGGAACTTGCACCCTACGCTCTTTGGGCGTCTACTTCTAAAACAGTCCCTCATCCAGAATGTCTTGGTTATTTAGTGGATGTAAATGTGGATGCAATTGTAGATGCATTGGAGGTTTATGTCAAAATTTCCCATCACGAAAGGAGAGAGAAGAGTCGTAAATACCGAGAATGGTATGAGTTTCGTCATCAGAAATTCTTGAAGACGATTACTGAAGCAATTACAGACGTAACAAAGGATGTTGGAACCTATTCACTTGAGGGACAATTGCCTAAAGAAGAAGACCTGCCACATATTTCAGTAATTACAATTACTCGTGACCGTCGTCCATTTATTCCGTTAGTTAAATATGGTCTCATTGCACAGACTTATCCTGTTGACAAAATTGAATGGGTAGTAGTGGATGATGGTGATGACCCGATTAAAGATTTGGTTTCGGATGTTCCAAATGTAGTCTATGTTCTCACCGACAAAAAGATGACTATTGGTGAAAAAAGAAACCTTGCAGTCTCTCGCGCTTCACATGATATTTTGGTAACGATGGACGATGATGATGTGTATCCAAGCAATAGTCTTCTTTCACGAGTTGCGAATATGTTGGCTGAACCTAAAAAACAATGTCTCTTTTCAACCGTCATTCCATGCTACAACATTCACGAAACCAAATCGTTCATGAATGTACCTCCTATCAAACTTCCAATGTGCGAACGTGTTTCAGAAGCTACGTTGTGTTTCACTAGGAACTTTTGGAAAGAGCGTGGATTTCCTGATCAGCAAATTGCTGAAGGTGGTGCATTCATTCGCGGTCGCGAAAAGATGTGCCGGGAGTTTTCTCCTCAGGATGTGATTGTAAGTTTGATTCATAAGCGTAATACTTCATCTCGTAAAGCGCCTCCAATGGCAGAACCGAATGGATGTCACTATGGATTTTCAGATGAGTTATTTACATTGGTAAGTGAAATTGGTGAGAGTCTTTAAGCAAAGAAACCCTTTGAGGTCTTGCGAGACCTGCGAGTCTTCTTGCCACCCTTGCGACTTCGGCGACGAGCACCTTCTGCGGGCGCCTCAGGAACCTCTCCTGCTTCCTCGACTGCCTCCTCGACCTCACCTCCCTTCATCATCTTGAGCGCCTTAAGCATCTTCTTCATCTTCTTGGTCATCTTCTTGCTACCACGGCGACGACCACCGACTGAAGCAGGCATGAGTGCAATGGCACCTCCCTTGAGGGGGACCGCGTTGGCCTGAACCTCACCACTCTTTGAAACTACTGGAACAGCTGGAGTAGACATTTGTTTGTTCTAACACCAACACAATTTCTTAAGCCGAGCAAGAAACGCAGGAAGGGGGTTCGACAGTAAATTGTTGAGCCTTAGCAGCTGCTTTAGTTCGCAAATAATAACATCCCGTCTTCAATCCTGTCTTCCACGCATAGAAATGCATAGACGATACCTTGGATGGAGTGGGTTCAGCAAGGAATAAGTTAAGAGATTGAGATTGGCAAATAAACGGACCGCGATCACGAGCAAGGTTAATCAAGGTTTTCATTGGAATCTCCCATACAGTCTTATAGAGTTCACGAATATCTTCAGGCAACTCCTTCATACCTTGAATAGAACCATTGTTTGCAATGATTTGTGTTCGAACATCTGAAGTCCATAACCCTAGAGAGACCAAATCTTCAACTAAGTATTTATTTACAACCATAAACTCACCTGATAACACACGACGAGAATACAAGTTTGAAGTGAAAGGTTCAAAGCATTCATTATTGCCTAGAATCTGAGAAGTGGAAGCAGTGGGCATTGGAGCAACTAATAATGAGTTTCGCATTCCACCTTTGCACAATGTTTTAAGCAGTCCCCAATCTAGATAGGATGTTACTCTAGGTTTATCGTTCCACAAATCAAATTGCATCTTTCCTTCGCTCATAGGAGATCCAAGAAATGATGGATATGTATTTGTGGGTTCAACTGGAACACGCCAATCATCGTCTTTACCTGCCAAACACATACTTGTCTTTGCCGAAGCATAGTAGATGTTCTCAAAGATTTCACGATTTAACCTTTCCGCTTCTGGAGAGGTCCAAGGAATTCGCAACATTGCAAAGACGTCTGCTAATCCTTGAATACCAATACCAATCGGACGGTGTCTGAGATTTGAACGTTTACACTTTTCAGTTGGGTAATACGTCTTATCAATCACAATGTCCAAGTTTCGTGTGAGAACCGATGTATATGCACGAAGTAAATCAAAGTCAAACACTCCATTCTTGACGAACTTGGGAAGTGCAAGAGACCCCAAGTTACAGACTGCTGTTTCTTCTGGTGATGTGTACTCGATGATTTCCGTGCAGTTCCCTGTAAGGATTCCGTTAAAAACTCCTGCATGATTTATCGGTTCATTGAAGCAATACGTATCATCACGGCGACCACGAGTCACCACTTGAACAACGCTAACAAATTGCTCTGAGTTCCTCTGAGGTAAACGAGCTATCCACTTTAGGCGATGAGTCTTAAATCCAAGAGTTGAGAGATGATAGAGTCCAGAAGAGGATATAAGAAGACGCCAAAGAGGTTTACAATCAAACTCAGAATATCCACCATGTCCATCAGGAAGCATTGTCTTCCGAGCGGGAAACATCTGGGATAATTTAGACTGAACTCCCAAGGTCACAAACATCGCCTGAACATTCTTAAGGAAATCGTATTCAATAGAACACACTTGGATGCTCTCGTTTGTACCATTACGACTTATACAACCATCTGCATCCAAATATCCTGCCAACCAATCAAGACGACATTGAATTGAAGTATTGAGTGGAACATTAAACTTTTTCTCGAGATCAAGTGGAAGCATCGTATTTAGACGACCTGATGCATCCTCAATATTTGTCATTGTCCGGATTGTAAGATGAGATACAAGGTCCTTCTTCTCACCATACAGCGATAGAGCTGGACGACCCGATGAATAGGTTCCATCTCCGCAGAAGAATCCATGTGTGTAGGCGTATTTGAAATCGGGTTCTGATCCGTTGACAATTGTAGGAAATATTGTCTTACGCATCTTCATTCCAGGTTTGAGATTACAAGCGTCAATACGAGTAGCGTCTGCTATTGACTTTTTGTCTGTATATCCATTGCTGACAAGAAACTTATGATAAGGAGTACATGTGATCACACGACCATCACTCATTTCAACATCAACTAGCTCCTGATCAACACCAGTTTTTGTTACAGTCACATCTGAAAAAACATCACCATTCCATACACGAACATTCTTACCTACCAATGTGTTAATCTTGAACTGTCCAGTATCCGTCAGAACCAATGTCTCAGGAGCAACGCATAAATTTGAAGATTTAATGGTTCCTAAATGCTGTTGATTGGACTTGGCGTTACATGCATCTTTGTAGAGCAAATAAGGTGTTCCTGTTTGAATCTGAGCGTCTACAATCATTTGCCACAACTTCTTTGCCGAAACCTCTTTGACATACTTGTGTTCACGTTCGTACTTAGTATAGAGAGTATTGAACTCTTCACCCCAAGAATCGGATAGACCTGGAGATTCATCAGGAGTCATCAAGCACCAGACTCCATCCTCTTCAACTCTCTTCATAAACAAATCGGGAATCCACAACCCATAAAATAAATCACGGGCGCGTTCTTCATCGTTTCCAGTATTCAATTTGAGACGAAGAAACTCTTCAATGTCTGCATGCCAAGGTTCTAAATAGATTGCAAACGATCCATTACGCTTTCCACCTTGATTGACATATTTGGCAGTATCATTGAACACCTTAAGCATCGGTGTCAATCCAGTAGACTTTCCATTGGTTCCGTGAATCGTTGAATCTCGTGCACGGATATTGTGAACCGACAATCCAATTCCACCCGCCCATTTTGAAATCTGAGCGCACTCACCCAATGTATCGTAGATACCTTTAATGGAGTCATCTTGCATGTGGACTAAAAAGCAAGAACTCAATTGAGGATGAGGTGTTCCAGAGTTGAACAAAGTAGGTGTTGCATGAATGAAATATCCAAGAGACAAAGCGTCATAGGTTTCCCGAACTTTTCCAAAGTTACTTCCATGAAGTTGAATGGCAACTCGCATCCACATATGTTGTGGACGTTCTCCTGGAAGCATGTAACCCTTTTGAAGAGTCTTGAACCCAAAGTAATCAAACATGAAATCACGTTCCCATACGAACATCTTCATAATCTCAGAAGAATGCTGCTTGAAGAGACTTCGATACTCCTCCGAATACATAGAAGACTCAAATGATTGAACCTCAGGAGTAAGTTTTTGATGATTATCAATGATAATACGTGCTGCCAACTTACCATAATTAGGATGATGACGCGCTTGCATCATAGCACATGTCTCTGCAGCAAATTCATCTAATTCAGACGTTTTAATTCCGTCTTGAATTTGATTACAAACCTTTTGCGCTACCAAATCAGGGTTCACATGTGGAAGACCTTCTGCTAATCGTTGGATGCGTGTTAAAACTTCATTGAATGAAACTGGAACACGGTCACCATTACGCTTTGTTACGTACATATGGTCAAACATGTTCACTACTATACTCTCCATCCTTACCTTTAAACGCGTCATAAAAATGGGTGGCGGTCGGGATATTAGTTAGATACATGTAAAAAGTGGGTTCAAGTTATTAGAAACGAGAACCGATGTCAAAGAGAGCACCGTTGTGTTCATAGGGTCTCTCTGTGTTGACGTATGTTGCTCGTCCGTAGTGCTCAACATCATCCCAGTTGTCAAGTTTGGATTCCTCTTCAAGATCTATGACAGTCTTGACCTTCTTGACTCGGACACGCTTTGTGATTGTTGTCCATCCACGTGAATCCCATGTCATGAGGGGTTCGCATGTAGCAGGTAGTTCACCCATAGGTGTCTGTGCATAGTAGGCTGGATTTATACGGCAGTCCATCAACGCCAAAGCGTATTCTTTTCTTCGTTCTTCAGTATTGTTCATAGGTTGCATTCTCGCGATTTCGTAGCAGTTAGAGTAGGTAGTAGACATTGTTCTCAGTATACTATCCATCTATTTGAAAAACCTAAATCCATTTTGTAGGATTCTTAGTTTTCAGTTAATACTTTGACTTGGATATGACATGATTCCAATTCTTTCACAAATAAACTCATTGCATAGGGCATCGCAAGTTTGTCTTGACTCGTATCTAGATGACCTGTTTCTCGATTGTATTGAATCTCAGTTCCATCTGACCGATCCATAAAACTTTCATGTAAGAACTTGGACATTCCATGTGCAAGCATACCATCACGTTCCATTTCTCCAATGGCAAGACCTCCTCCTTGTGCACGTCCATGCAAGGGTTGATGAGTCATTAATGTTCTGGGTCCAGTGGAACGATAATTGATTTTATCTTCAACCATATGCTTCAATCGTTGGTAATAAATAGGTCCCATAAAAATATCAGATTCCATTGTTTCACCTGTCATTCCATTGTAGAGAATTTCGTGACCATAGGGTTCAAATCCTCTATCGATCATTGCCTGTTTTAGATCAGAAACTCTTCGTGACATCGTAAAAGGTGTTGCATCTACAAATGCTCCAAGATCTAATCCCATTTTTCCATTTGTGCTTTCCAAGAGTTGACCAATGGTCATACGAGTTGGTAGACCGTGGGGATTGAACACAATATCGGGACGAACTCCTCGTGATGTAAAAGGCATGTCTTGTTCGTCCATTAATTGACCCACTGTGCCTTTTTGCGAATGTCTTGACGCCATCTTGTCACCTGGAACTGGAGATCGTGATTCAACGATACGAATCCTTACACAATTGATAAAAATCTGTTTACGTGAATCACCTTCTCCTTCCCAACCACCTGGCATAGAATAGCGATAAATTCCATCGACACGACCATGTTGTCCACGTTTAGGAAGTTCAGAGACATCCCTCCATCCTTTTTCAGTTCCATTGGAATCCGTGATTGGAGACACAATCCCTACTAACACAGTTTTGTCATCTACAACCGAACCAAGTTTGATAATTCCATCAGCGTCCAACATCTCATACGATACATCTTCTTTGCGTTTCACAGATTCTGTATACTTTGGATTGGTCACTGGGTTTGCAAAGAGCGTATGCGTTGGAATGGATGGATCAATGACTGATTCCCGAATGTCGTACGAATGGAAGTAATGTGTTCGAAACATACCTCGTTCCAAAGAGGTTTTGTTGACAATCATCGAATCTTCTTGATTGTGACCACCATAGGTTGTGAATGCAACAAGAACGTTTTCACCATACGGCATGCATCCACCTGAACCCATGATTTCACGATACATCCATGTATGCGACAACGGTTTTTGAGGATTGACAGTTGTGCTTGCAATTGTATCAAAACGCTTATTGAAATTGGTATGATACCAAGAACACGCCTGTTTCTGTTGTGCAATTGCAAAAGCGTTACGAGTGCCTGGATTATGATCTGAGAATGGAACCAAGTTTGCAATGGGTGACATACAAAAAGACATATGAATTTCAGACCTAAGTTTAGGATCGAAAGGAGTCAATGAGAAACGAGATACACCAGATTCACGAGCGTCTACAAAGTCCATCAATGCAGTCAAATCTTGCCAAGTCTTTGCTGACAACACCATGTCTTGAGTCACACCTTCACGATACACTGGACGAACTGGACGTCCAGCATCACAGGTAATCCAATACTCGTTTGCAAGACGGTTCCACGCAAGTGAAACATCAAATCGGAACACTCCAGTTCTTCGTGCAGTCATTAACTTCACATGAAGTTCCTCTGTATCGCCAATACAGAGTCCAACCAAGTCTGAGTTCACATAGACACGAGTCCAAAAGGGCATCCAAGTCGATGGATGTACATCTTCAATTCTACGCATGAACGGTATACCAAACAAAAGATTACGAATGGTCTCTGATGGAAAAGCGGTAGAGACCTTTGCAAGAATCGCAAGTGATTTGATATGTCCAATACCTGAACCGTCTGGTGAATCTGTAGGGCAAGTAAGACCAAATTGAGACGCATACAATCTACGAGGTGGAGCAGTATTCATTGAAGGTTCAATTTGTAAAGCAGTTCGTCGTAATTGAGACAGATATCCAACATAGGAAAGACGAGACAACTCTTGAGCAATACCATCACGACCTCCCCATTGTCCTTTGAAGGATTTCACAAACTCATTCATCATTCGGTAGGATTTCCAATACATTCCTAGTGTTTCACGTTCTACAAGTCCAATGATTGCTCGACCTTCATAGGACTTCTTCTCAAACTGAAGACGTGAATCCAATTTCAACAACATTTCCTTCGCTACCTCGCGATAGATACGACGGAATTCTTGGAACATGAGATCTCCAGATGTATTGAAACGTTTGAATTCAAGATTATCACGATCGGAAGGAGGTGTTCGTTCTAGTGATACATCAATTGCCATTCGAAGCATCTGTCCTAATAAATATGCCTTACGACGAAAGACTACACCTGGAATCTCTGACTTCTCTATATGAGGAAAGAGCAATTCATAAATGTTTTCAATCACTTCGGATTTATGTTTACGTTTCGTACTGAGTTCGAGAATCTCTAAATTAGTTCGACTACCTAGATGTCGCTTATGACTGAACACGAGTTGCGCGAATGTATCGTCATATGCTAATCGGTCTTGATCTGGAATACCTGCAAGAATTGTTTCGTAGAGATCTCTGTCTGAAGTCAGACCCAACGCTGCAAAGATAGATAAGATTGGAACCGGTTGTGCAAATCCAGGAAGTTGAATGACACAGAGACGCCTATCACGTCCGTAATGTGGAGGAGTGTCTTGAAATGTATTGGGAGAGGGTAGAATGAGATAATGAGATGAAGGACCTTTGCTTCCATCCTCAGAGATGGATTTGATACCTACATAATACTCATTGGGTTCTTCAAATCCTGCTCCAGTGGTAAGACCAGTTCCCTCAGTATCTTGCACTGCCTTCTTCTTACGAACACCTGCATACATCATGTTGTTTCCAAGAAGTTCTTGTGTCAATAAAACACGTTCCTTACCATCAATCACAAAGTATCCTCCTAGTTCATATTTACATTCACCAACTTCATATCCATCCATTGCAGTCAGATAACAATTGCGACTTCGAAGCATCAATGGAATCTGACCAATCACGATATTCTCAAACACCTTAGTCTCTGGAAGTGAATCTGGAAACAAAAACTCAATTTCAATTGTAGCTCGAAATGTCAATGCATAACTCATAGTATCAAGACGACATGCATGAGGAACAATGGGTGCTCCACGTTCGTCTACAGGCGCTTCAAATGAAATCTTAGTTCCATCCTTTCCACCAATGTAGATTTGGATTTGACGCTTATCGGATAATTCAAGTAAGTATGGATTGGAAACTTTGATAAAGGTTGGAATACTTGTGTCCAATAACGCATTGAATGAAGCCAAATGATGATCCACTAATGGAAAACTAGTGTCTCTAAACAAACTTCGCAATACATGGCGTGGTGCCTCCATTGTGTTCAGTCTAGTAAGCATTTTCTCTGGACAGACGAAGAAGGAGTATGTGGAGCGAAACTCGTCGTCCTGAATTTTTGAATCAAGTGGTTGGACACTCTGATGTTAAGCAACGACTCACTGATTATCTCACTACAAAACCCTATCGCTCTGTAGTTCTTTTATACGGTCCTCCGGGTATTGGAAAAACGACCATGGCGTTAGCGTCAGTTCGAACTGTTGGAATGGAACCGATTGAAATTAACGCAAGTCAGTCTATGCGAAGTCATGGAGATGTTTCAAATTTGATTAACTCATGTCAATATCCACGGACGATTTCATCCCTCATTCGAGGAGATCAAAAAACCATGTGTTTGATTTTAGACGAGATTGACGGTTCAGACCCTCACGCACAGCGAAAACTCACCGAATGGATGACCAGTGATGAGTGTCGTATTCCAGTGATTATGACTTGCAATGAAGTGCCACGCATTGTGAAGAACAATGCAAGAGTTGAACTTGTACGATGCTTTCCACCTAAACCTGCTGACTTACAATCGTTGTTCCCCAATGAAAACGTCGCAGACCTTGCGAAACAATTCAAGCATGATGTTCGTCGGATTCTTCAGTATCTTCAGTATGGGAAATCCGACTCTCTTCCAACGGTGACCCGCCCGACGGACTGTTCACCCGAGGTAAGTTACGTGTTGAATCAAAAATTGTGGTATTCATATTCATCATTTCATCCTCTGTTAATGACGAAATCAAACTACTAACTGTCCTTCTTCTTCCAACTCCAGGAGGTGGAACACGAGTTTGACGTATAGGTGGTGTGTGAACTTGTGGTGGACCTGTCTCACGAATATCATGACGACAGTTTGGGCAAAACACGCTTCGAGTGAACCATTCTGAAATACAGTTTGGATGAAACATGTGACCACAATAGTTAATTCGTGTCACTGGACCGTCCATGACCTCTTGACAAATTGCACAGTTGTCATCACTTAGAAGTCCTGCTACACTAGTTGCTGCTGTAATCTGTTCTGCAGTTGGGCGGACTACAACTGGATCAGTCCATGAAGAGGGTCCTACAGGAACAGGAAATCGAATGGGGATTGTAAAGGTTGCTTCACTGCCTCTTGTAAGTAAATAACTCCGCAAAAGTGTTATGATTGCTGCTGAGTTTCGTTGTTGTGAAGAGACTAGAGTTGCACGCTCATCTGGTAAAAAACGAAGAGTTTGTAGGAAGGTTCTTTCAGTTTCTAACATTGTTTGAAGAACATCTAATATAGTAGCTTCAGACATTGATGTATTACGGGTGAAATACGTAAATGTCTTACCGTTTAATGAAGGCGTCCATGGGTCCTCTGACTGACGCCTTAACAATTTTGCTAAGAGTGGGTGAACCTAGAAACATTAAACTATCCAACTGGTCCTCCTTCTTTTTTAATGTAGCCAATGTTGCTTCTTCTGCGTCTTTGTGTTTTTCTAGCGCACGTTGATAGATGAGTGTATACGATTCCTTCTTAGGTGAACTGTATCCTTCCAATTGCTCAATACACAGTGCAAACAACTGAGCCACTGGATTTTGAATTTGATTAGTGATGTAGAAGTTCACGTCTGGTTTCAATTTGTTAGCGCGAACATAGTCAATATGTTCAATACGGTCTCCTTGCTTTGTTTTGTGTTTGTTCTCAGCAACATAGAGGTACTGAAGTCGGTCTCCTACTTTGGGTGCTGTGCCTGGATCTCGCGCTTCCATTCGATCCGCAAGAACACGGTGTGCAGGTAATGTAGCGCTTCCACTGTATTCCTCCTTCATTGCAGCATAGTCATCTCGCAAAGACTTGCTCACAATGAACTTCTCGAGTGGAACCTTGTTCTCCAACACCTTAATGAGCATTTCTTTGACAAATGTCTGCGCCTTATGAATGTCTCGTTCCAATAGAAGGATATCCAAAGCACCTCCAAAGATATCTTTCACAATCGGTGCGTTATCACGTCGTTTCAAGACAATCCCCATAGACATTCTCTTTGCTTTGGCAGGATTCGGGTCTTCTTCGTATTTCATCCCCACATAACGCTTCCTACAAAAGAGGATGAACGGATAGAATGTCTTTTCATAAGCAATTTTATAAGGTCTTCGCATCTGTTTGGATATGCTGTTTCCACATGCAATGCCCATTCGAATGGATTCTGCAACATCTTTGGTTGGAAACTTGATGAAGATGGAGTCTGTATCTCCGTAGACCACATTTCCACCAAATTCACTTTCGGCAATCCGTTTAGCGTTGAAGAGAGCGTTTCGTCCAGCGGCCGTCGTACATGCGGCAACAAACATATTGCGAATGGGAGAGGTCCTTGCCCCTGCCTGTCCATAAATGGAGTTTGCGACAACCTTGTATGCAAGTTGAGCGCCGTTAAACACAGATCGCTGAGCTTCATCATATTGTAAATCCTCCATTTTTTGTTTGAATTCCTTACGCTTCTTTAGCAAGATGTCCAATGTTTTAGGGAGAATTCCTAATGTCATTGGATTGTCATTGGGTTGCACGAAGGTACAGATTGTCTTTCCAACTACCTCATCGTTTTCCCTTCGATCGTATTCAATTTCTTCAAAGATATATCCCTTCTCTTCGTATTGAAGGATTTCTTCTTTGGTTAATCCCATTCGTTCAGTTGTGAATCCTTCTGTGTCTAGATGACGAACTGAAACCAATGTGTCTGGAGACAGATTGTATGCAATCATATTGGTCGGATACAAAGAGTTGAAATCTAGAACAGAGATAGGTTGATCAAGATACATACCAATTTGAGGTGGCAATACAATCGCACCTTCATAAGCAATTCCTTCACCTTCGATTGCATGTTGAGTTCGGATAATCTGGTCTCGTTGCGATGCGTAGTAGACAACTGCTGAGAAGATCTTAATTCCCTGTCCTCGTGTCAAGACATATTGCATTGGTACTTTGCATACGTCGGACATACCTCGTGCATTCACAAGTGTATCTAGTTTTCCCATGAGAGTTGCAACTAGGTCACAATCCTGAATACAGTAGCGAGCAATTCGCGCTCGTCCATCCGGTCCACCTCGTCTATGAAGTTCAAACATCTCTTGAGGCGATACATCGTCTTTTGAGAAGGACCATTCAAGATGCTTCATTTCCTCAGATGTAAAGTCTGTGAACAACGCCTCATCACATTTGATTTTGAATCCACCCTTTTCAACATCATAGACTTCAAACTTTTCACCGTCATAGACTGGATCGTTTGTGTTTCCCACCAATTCAAATCGAACGTAATTACCATTTCGAAGACCACGAGTGCTTTTAGTCGTAATGTGATTGTCTGCGTAACTGACTACTTTGTCACGAAGAAACGTAAACGCTACATTGTCCAACTTGAAATTGTCCAAACTATGTTCACGACGCATGTTCAAGAGCAAATCAACCCCTAGACGACCTCGAAGTGTTAAGTATCTCAAGTCAAACTTACCTGCTGCTAATTCAGTCTTCTTGGTCTCAAACTTCTTTTCACCCCACTCCGATTCTTTCGTCTTGACACGTGATACTTCAAATTCTTCTCGTATTCCAAGTTTGTCAATTCGTCCTTCAATGTATGCGTCATCAAAACCAAAGATGTTGTATCCACACAGAATGTCTGGATTCAGTTCTCGTATTTCATCAGCAAACATGAGAAGCATCTCTCGTTCTGTCTTGCAAGAGACAAACTCAACGGTTTCATCACCCGAATCCGCGCATTCGCCCAATACAAACACAGTTCTTGCAGTGGGTGTAATCATATCGGTAGACCTGCGATAGGAGACACCTATTTGAATGATTGGATCTTTAGAGGAAACTGGAAACTGATTACTGTCCCCTGAAGGACACATTTCCAAATCATAGGAAGCCACTAACAGTGGAATCACTGCTTCACACGCTTCTACATTCTTATAGGAACATGTGTAGAACGAGTCTACATAATAGAGTGGTTCACCTTCTTGATTACAGGGTATTTCAATTTCAGAACAATGTGTCAACTTCAAAGGTGAAGCAGGACCTAGATGTCGTTCATGGAAGAATCGTAGAAAGGGAGGTAGATTGCTCTCATATTGAACACCCTTGATACATTTCTTGGACGCTGAGAAACTAGCAAGAGAATCACACTCTACTTTCCAAATTGACAGTTTCTTCAGTCCACCAAACCCAGCCATTGTATCATACTTTTCAACTTTGGCAATGGTTGGAGCAATGTGTTCGTGAATTTTGGAACTGAGTTTGAATGCATACTCTTGCTCTCCTTTTTTGGGTCCAAATTTCTGTACCCATTTCTTATTGGATACTTCATAGATTGCGTCTACATTCGGTTTTTCATGAGAATATAAGTAAGGTTTGAATCCAGTTAAGCGAACACATACAACCGACTTGTCTTCAAGACGACCAAAGACTTCAATTACATACGTTCCGTCTACGTCATGTTCATACCAATCAACGGGTTGTAGAATCATTGTAATACAGTTACAGATAGTTCCTTAAAGTAATCCAAGTCCGTTTTTTCTGTGTGTCAAGGTAAGAGATGTTCTCAACGAATTCAGTAGACTGGTTTAACGCACCCACACGAATCCGTTCAGATGAGTATGATACTTCTGCTAAGCAAGTAGGAAATACGGATACATTGACACGTCAGACAACAGGAATGGGTGCTGCGTGCTCAGACACGTTGAATCCTGCCTCAGCAATGGCAGATCAACCTGGATTTATTGCAATGGGTGGATTTGGTCAACCTGGTGGTGGTTGTGCTGTAGATACAAATACCGAGTTAAAGTGGGGTATTCCAGGTGCATGGAGACAAAAAGGAAAACATGAATTGTGGGCGCGCCCCTTTGCCACAACACCCGATCTAGGAGGAGGAGATCCTTCAGCAGTGAATGATGAATCCAACTTGATTCACAGTGCAATGATTCGTAATCGCAAAGAAGCAAATTCAGTCATGGACCAAGCCATTCCTAACTTCTATCAACCTTTGATTGACATTAAGCAATCTGAATATTCAAATCCTAACAATTGGATTTATGACTGGACTCGAGGTGGCGATGCAACACGCTTAGTTCAGACGAAACGAACTAATGACTCATAATAATGAAAATTCTCTTTTTCGCAGGGCGTATGCCAGATCTATGTGGTGCATTTTTACACGACATCGATCTTGGGATTGAACTTCAAAGGCGGGGTCATGATGTAGTTTTCATGACACTTGAAGTCCCCAAAGAAGGTATGAATGGAGGAACCTATCGTAGTTTTAGATTCATGCATTATACTGCCAATAATGCCTTACTAGATTCAAGTCAAGTCTGGATTTGTCCGCATTCTCCTGCCTTACCTGAAGTTCGTAAGATTAATGATCGTGGATATCATCGCCCAATTATTGCAACCTGTCATTTTGATGGAAACTATCGAGCAATTGTCCATAATAATCCTGGACGAAACGTTAAATGGGTAGAGATGCTTATGTTTGTCAATTCAATTATGGAAATCAATTATCGTAATTCTGTGATTCCTTGGCCACCTAATATTGTTCGTACATCTATGGTCCGTCCAATTTTACACGAAAGCAAGATTGCGATTACAGAACCATTTCAAGGAAAGCATATCACACTTGTGAACGCTAATCACAATAAAGGAGTTCTTCAATTTATTGCCCTTGCAGATGCAATGCCAGACCGAAAGTTTCTTGCTGTTTCACCCTATTATGGTGGAAATGCTGATCAGACATTAGCGGTTCCTCGTCCAAAACATAATAACGTTACTTGGGTTCCCTTCAATGACGATATTCGCGAGATTCTCAAACAAACTCGAATTCTGTTGATGCCGAGTTACTATGAGAGTTTTGGAAGAATTGGAATTGAAGCCATGTACAATGGAATTCCAGTAGTCTATTCAAAACCTGCTGCGAATCCATCAGCTCCAAATGGTAGTTCAGAGGGATTACATGCATGGATTCAACCTGTAGGAATTCCATGTGAACGAGACGTTGTTTCAGATTGGGTTTCTGCAATTCAGTCGTTAGATGATGAAACTGCTTATGCAACTAAATCAGAGGAGTCTAAAAGTCATATTCAATCCATGAACTTGTTCACAGAAGCAAATCGAATTGCGGATATGGTAGAAGTTTTTACACGTGAGCATCCCGTTCAGATTCGGGTATCTCAACCTTTTGCACAGTCTCAATCGAAGGATCAACCTTTAAGGGAGATGTCTGCTGCTCGGATACCGGAGGGGTCTGCTCTTGGATTTTCGAGTGGGCGACTGAGAATACGGCGTTAACTTTATCTTGTAACCAACGTCCTCTAGCGCAAATTGCTGCCTGTTCTTCATCCATTCCAGTTTGAATCGTAGGTTTGGGTGGAATATATTTAGCGCCTGAGTTCACTGGATTCGCAGGAATCAGTGATTCAATTGCGTCCAATACAGTTTCATGATTAAGCAGTGCAGTCTTTGCTTCTTCTTCCGAACATCCAGTCATTTGTTGAACCATAGTAGCGTCGTCCATCTTTTTCTTGTTTAGTTGTAATATCTGAAGATGCGTTTTATTGAAGATTTATGCCCGCCTGCGTTGCTTTATGCGATTTTCCTAGCCGTTCAACTAGGATTGGATGCGTCCCTTGGAATGTGGGCAACATTCACTATCAAATTTATTCTTGGAATTGCAACTGTTATTGTATTGGACATCTTCTGTGGAATAGGGTTGGGTGTTGTCTCATGGTTTGTGATTGCTGCTCCCTTTATCATCACTTCACTTGCTACTGCAATTGCAATCGGTACTAACTTTGATGAAATTGTGATTGGACAAGTCATTAAGGAAAAGTTCATCTCGGGCGAAAAAATGGAATTGGTTCCCGCTACATCACATACAATATAGAAACCTAAAATGTATTCAATTATCTTCTGTTCAATCCGCGTTTATAAGACACTCTGTTCGCTAGTCAAATGGTTCTTTGAAACACCACACACGAGCACAATTACTCACTACATGCTTTCAGATGAATACGATTCAGACGACATTGACTATGAGCGTGTTCCTGAAGATGGCATCTTTATTGAAGAGTGGGTCAATGAAGAAGGTGAGAAGAAATGCCATCTCTTCTACGAAGGAGAGGAAATTGTTCGCAATGAAACCAATCCATTCAAGCGCAAGCCTTATGTTCCATGGCTTTGGATTGGAGACAAGACTACTGAAGTTGACTTGACTTCAGCACTACAAAAGTACATGGTAGTTGGAAATACGATTCAACTAGACCTGATTCTACACTTGATTCAACCACACCATAATACTGAAATCATGTACATCGATACTCGGACACTTGAGGAGGTAAAGTTTCCGGATCACGGAGTAAGGATTGTTGCAGATGATTTCACTTCCAAGTAATCCATTTGTTGCTGCAGAACGATACATTCAACTTCGCAAAGTATGTGCTCCAGACTCCTGGGCGGATACAGTGACTTTATTCAATGACATGATTCTCATGCCTTTGATTACACTCTTTTTACTATTTATTGGTCTTGGCGATCCTATTGTACTCTTTACAACGGCAGTGAAGACCTATCAGGTTTGGAGAGATTTTTGTGAATACACAGACCTTCGATTTCAAGTTCAACGAATGTTTTTTGTATGTCAAGCAGTAGGAGGACCCTTTATTGTCACCAATGATCAGACCTATATGCCTTATGTATTTGCAGATGCGGTAGTTCGCAAGAATCAAGGTCTATTGATTAAGTAATGCCACATGCATGGAATGAACTCTTTGATGGAGTCTATTGTATTAACTTACCTAGTCGAACTGAACGACGAACAACGATGCAACGAAGATTTGATGAATCTGGAATTCAAGTGGAATTTGTCAATGGAGTTCCTGCTGTCTTTTTTAAACGATATTGGGAACTGAAAAATTCTTATGATGGAACGGATATTCAAAATCATTACCATATTGCATGTGCACTCGCACATTGTTCAGTCTATGCTCTTGCTCTAGCGCGAGGTCAGAAAAAGATTCTAGTGCTTGAAGACGATACGCGTATTCATATCAATAGTGACGCAAATACTCGAACGTTTATGCAACGTGTTCCATCCAATTGGGATCTGTTGTATTTTGGATATATTCCTCTTTCTGAATGTATGTCCTATTGGAGTTATGGATTAATGGATCCACATGTACTTCAAGAAGGAGTTGCAAAAGCAAGTAATTTATGGACAACCATGGCATACGCAGTTAATGAAACCATGATGAACCATATGGTCAATGTGTATGCAGCAGAAATGCCAATGGCAATTGATAACTATTGTGTACGTGTCCTTCAGAAATCAGACCAATTTAATTCCTACGCAGTCATGCCTCAAATTGTCGCAACCGAAGATGGTTGTTCAGATACAGAGGGAGGTACTGAAAATGGTTTCAAATCGGTAGATTCTCGGTATGCAAACTACTCAGACTACAAACCTTAACGAGTTCCTGTAGGAATCGCAAAGTTACCTCCGGGAGGAAGATTGGATGCATACCCTCCATAGTTTGCGAGTCCACGTGCTCCTTCTCCTGCAAACCCATATCCGACATTGGAAACTGAACCACCACCCTTCATTCTAAGGGTCCTGCGAGTCTTACGAGTCTTGCGAGAACGACCCTTTCCCTTACGAGACTTGCCTCGACGACCTCCTGTGGGTTTGTAGGCGGCACCATCGGGAACTGAAGTCATATTAGGAACATATTCAAGTGCACCGACTGAAATGGGTTGACCCACACCATATCCATTACCTCCACGCATTTTACGAGAACGTCCTCCTTTCATTGAACAAGACATTTACTTTGTATTGGGAAGATGTTCTACAAAGACTCCGATACTTCCAGGGACATCGTCGTATTGTTCATATCCACGAACATGACATCCAATTGGAGCATCTTCAATGGTTGTCAGTGAAACCAAATCAGGATGATGAAAGAGTTCAAGTAGTTCGGCAATCCGTTGTTGACGTTGTGAAAAAGTTAGAACGTCATGAACACGACTACCGTTCAAGACCAAGAGATCGTATACCACATACTGTTTGGGCGCCAAGCGAACTGCTCTAAAAATGGTATCGCAACAGACTCGCTCATCCATGACCAGAGCAAGTTTTTCAGATCTCTCACATTTTGAATCCATAAAGGAGGCATGAGCACTTCCATCTTGGTCATGTGTGAGAAAAATCCATCCAGGATTTCCACTAATTTGTGGGACCTGACATGGGTCCGAGATTGGGTTGCCCTTCTTTACTAGCGGTGACAGACGATAAGAGACTTTCATACGTTGGAACATTGACCGACTGTTTCACTTCATTCTCTTTAGGCGCTTCACTGAAAGTCGGTGCTGTAGGACGAGACGGACCGGGATCTCGTGTATCTACTGGAGGCGGAAGTTTAGTGGTCACCAGTGGAATTTCAGGAGCAACTGGAGGTGGTGGTTGAATGAGTATAGGTTCTGGTTGAAATTGAACTTGAGGTTGTTGCATAGGTGCGCGAGGAGGATACAATGTCTTGACGACATAAAAGACTGCTAGGTGGATAACCACTAGTAGAACCAAAGTAGAGACTCCGACGGATAGGAAATTCCAGACGTCCATTTACATATTCAAGACCTTTTCTAAGCATAGAACAAACCGCAATGTCAGAGACTGTAATTAAAATTGAAGATGTTAAAGTGGACGCTTCTGTAGAGAATGTCATCGAGACAGTTTCTGGAACACTTGTAGATACAGCCGTTCAACCTGTTGCTGCTCTCGTTTCAGAAGAAATGAAGAATGAGATTGAAAGAATGATCAAGGACGTAATGAAGATGGCAATTCAAGAACTACTTGCTGAACTTCGCAAGTCTCCATTATCATCGATTGACAAAGATGGAGATGGCGTTATCTCAGTGTCGGAGGTCAAGGAAGTCGTTGCAGTTCACGCTCAAAAGTTAGGTTGCGGTCCTTCGTGCACAATCTCATAAAAAAAGAAACACTCTAACCCTATCTCTTCCTTCCATACACGAGGCGACTCCGAATATACGGTGACTCGTGCATGTTCTACATGATAGGATCGTGAAAGAACTTCAAGTGTATAGGATTTAATTGAAAAAGAGTGTGAACCATCTGGATCCACTTCAATCCATTCCATACACTGTGTATGTTCATTGTATCGTCCTAATCCAGTGTAGATAAATCGTGTTTCATAGGTAGTTCCTTTTTGAGATGCATACTTTTCGGGGACTTTGTCAGCGATCAGGATCTTCATACTTAAACTCCAACCGTGTTTGCGAAAACGATTTCACGTAGAACTACAGGGTCCTCAATTGCTGTATTAATCTTTGTTGCTGCTTGGAGTAGAGCAGTATTAATGGATGACCATTTATCTGCGTCGTTTGTAAACTTTGTATTGCGAGTACGTCCATCTGGAAATGACTCAACCAATTCAGACTCGGTTGCTCCAGACAACTCCATGTAGACACGCAACTGAATCTCATCGTAGATTGGAACTTCATTACGCCATTTTGTTCTTGCTTTTGAATCCACAATGCGATTATGCTCCTTGACATATCCGTCTGTGCGTCCTACAAGTTTGTAGGAACTGTATACTTTGCGAAACGTCTTTGTATTTCGCTCTTTCACTTCTACCTTTTGTTCAACCTCATATGCGTTCAAGATTGCGTCTTCATTACGAAGTCCTCGGTTCCTTTGAACTGCTCCTCTGACTTCACTTACTAAGATAGACCTGACATCTCTAGCAATATCGGAATGACGTAGATCAATCACGACCCTTGCCTTTGCCTCAATATCATTCAAGGTTTCTGTAATGTCTGATCGTCCTTCACAATCCTGAACTCCTTGAAATACAATGGATTTAATCGCAGGTGTTGCCAAGACAATGTTTTTAAGTTTGTTCATGGAAATCCGTGACTCATTTTCTTCAATGTGTTTCATCTGTGCATTTGCAGGTGCGTTTTTAGTGAGCAATTCATACATGACTTCATGAGGCGCTTGATACGCATTAAGCCCAATGAGAGCTGCTACTTTTGAGGCTGAGATTTCTGGAATATAAAGCATTCTTAACTTATATCCAATAGTTTAAGACTGAATAATTCCATTTTATGTAAAACTTCTCTGCATTCGAACAATCGCATCAATCCATCCAGGCATTCCTTGTAAGACTGTAGACACAGCAATCGTATTTCCACTAACGACTGTTGCATCAAACGTTGTTCCTTCACAGACAATCACAATTGCGGCAAGTAATAAGTGTTGTTTTGATTTTGCTTCTGTTGGACTCCATCGTAAACAATACATCTTATAGAGGATATCGATAACGGGTCGTGCGTGCGCTTGAGTTTGTTTACGGACGGCATCCCAAAAAATCCAAACTGGATGAGCTCCATGTGGTTCTGAAACGAACTCGTCAAATCGGTTTGCAAAGATGAGCGCTTGTTTAGTCTGTTTCTTATGTTCTCGACAGTAGGCGAAGACCCAAGCCATCCAATATAAGGCTCGGGTGACATCTCGGACATCGGATCGCAAACAATACACGAATTCATTGAGAGGAACCGCAATCGGGAGTGGATCCGCGGGACGAATCGAGAGACGACCAAATAATTGTGAGGGAGCCTTGAGATGTTCTTGAATGGTCTGAGGGTCAAAATCATGCACGGGTTTGATTGTTGGAAGAGACGGCAATTTATTTTTGCGACACATCGAAAGAGTTGCCGCGACTTCGCAGATAATTTGACGAACATCTGGATTGTTACGTATAGAGGTCATGGTTCCAACTGTAAAGACTTGTTCAATGGGAGCATAACGTTCATACGCTGACGCTAAATACAAAAAGACATTTGGATTGGCTCGATTAATATGAAGTGCTGCTGCATCAAAGAGAGTTGCCCATAAACTATGAACTAATCCTGAACATAAAAGTTCAAGAGACCAATAACATGCATAATCTGCATGACCTAACTGCACGTTTTGGAGGAGAACCTTCACAACGTGTGTTCGTGGATGACCGCAAAAGGTTGTTTTTTGAAAATCGGCAACTGTGCGTGGATCTGAGACCTCCATTACACTCTAGCAGGAGGAGGACGTGGAACAACGAACGCAAAGTTTTTGAAGAAGTTATCATAGTCAGAAGTAGTTTGAACTGAAGAGGTCGTATTCAAAGATTTCCTCATTAAATACCGAACTACGAAGAAGATTGCTAGAAAGGTCCCAAGTATCATTAACCAATTCAATACTGTATCAATCGTTGAAGTTGTCTGTTGAACCGTTTCAATCTGTTTCTTTTTGTTGATATTCATTTGATTTCGAATTGCATCCAATTGACGTTGAAATGCAGAAACTGAATATTGTAAATCATCTTTCACAGTGAGGACCTTATCTTTGATTCCATTCACAGTTTCAATGGTTGATTTATGTGTGTTAATTTGCTGAGACAGTTCTGAATAATTTGAAAGGTAGTTTCGAATGACAGGTTCTGCTTCTACTTTTCCAATTCGAGTCTTTTCATCATTAATCCACGTATCACCTTTAATGAGAGTATAATAGGCAATCCTTGCTTGTTGATAGGCGTCTGGAGCAACATCACGTGCATTCTCTGCTGCTTGAAGAGAATTGAAAGCGGTATTAATTTTGGTTTGTTTGTCAATGTTTGCATCTGCAACTGCCATTGCATTGTTGAATCGATTGATCTCCGCACTATACACTTGATTGTTAGGAAGAACAACCGGGTTCGCATTCATTGGTGGTTGACCCTGACCTCCAGCCATATACATAGGTACTGCAGTTAATGGAACTCTAACTGTTTTATCACCTTTGTGTGTACAAAATAGTGTACTTCCTGTCGACGACATTTCATAGTTCTTTGATTCAGGACATGGAAGTACACATGTCATTCCACTTGGAGACGCTACAAATCCAGATGGACATGATAGAGAAGATCCTGCTATTATCATTATCTACTACTTAGATAGAATCCAATGGACACGCCTACACAAAGAGTTAAAAATACAAGATTGGTTGCATAGGCTTGTGGAACGACCATAAAGACAACCAAACAAAGTAAAATAGTAAACAAAGCAACTTGAATGACAAGCATACTTGGAGGATTCAAAATTTTGGAACGTTCATCGTGAATTGGATTTGGTTGAACTGGAGGACGAGGAGTTCTGAGACTATCTGAGACTGTCTTAATCTTCTTTCCAGCGTCTGCAATTGCACTAAACCCAGCATATTCAGATTGAATTTTAGAATACTCCATTGTTTACCTGTTCGGAATAAAAGACTTGTAAGTTCCCAAGATAGACATCATCACTCGTGCATCACGAGACGCTTGCATATCTCTCCATCCAAGCAAGTTAGGGGATGCTGCTTGATTCATGGTCCTATAGGGTCCAAGTGTAGCGGACATTCGAATAAAACGAGTGTGTTCAGAAGCGTCTCCAACCATTGCACGACGAACGGGTGGATTTACCTGACCAAATGGAGAAGTAGGCATTTTGTTTTAGGAACAAGAAGATAATGAGTGTTGTCTCTCCAGAGTTTACTAGACTACTAAGTGTCTACAATGATAATTATGTTGCATTTCGCGTAACAGGGAACATTGCAAATAAGACCGCGTATGAAAGAGCTCTCAATGAAATAAATAGACAGATAGGAACTCTACAACAAACAGTGGGTAAAGACAAGGATTATATTCAAGGATTTTTACAAAACTATAGCGATGACAACCCTGAATTAGTCAAGTTACATGAACAATCACAGGAAATTCAAAGGGTAGGTCCAAAAATACAAGGCGAGTATGAACTTTCAAAGCGTCTCACTACGTCCCCTCAAGTTCAACCTGTTGACCAAACATATCTTTATGTAAAAGGAGGCATCGTCGTTGCACTGCTGGTTGTTGTTGGACTTGTGGTTGCTTTATGACCTTTCCAAAGAAGGATGAAAAAGAAGAGAATGACTACGATTGTAAACGCAAGACCATACCAGAAAAATGCTGCATTGAACTTTGTTTCTTCGTGAGCGCGCAACGCTCGTAATGTATGTAGTTGTTCACGTTCATTAAGCAAAGTCGTATAGTCCTTTTGAATAACAACTAATTTGCGAACTAAGTCATTTCGATACTGTTCAATATGTCCAGCATCTTGCTTGACCTTTGCAAGTTCGGTGAGCATTTGTGTCAAGAGATTAGAAAGTTCAATATTTAATCGTTTGAGTTCATTTACATTTGGATTGCTGGATGCAATCATGGTTTCATAGGCGGACTTTTTTATTACATACGTCTGTTGAAGAGCGTTCATTATTATTCACTTGCGTTTACATTTTCAACACATTGGCGGTAATATAAACTTCTACCTGCTGTATCGGAGTGTCGTGTAACCTCAATGACATCTCCTGGAATGGCTCCAACCCACTTGACCATTGTATCTTGTGAATCAATCGCAGGCAACTGATCGGCAGAGGCAATCTTATATTTTTCAAGAATACCTGTCTTTTCGTCTTCTGTCAGAATACGATGAGGCATTGCCATTCGATGAGTTGTAATATCAAATTGAAGTTGCCAAATGTGGAACAGAACAACACGATTCTTAGCGTGTGACTTGACGAGTTTCAGAACATTGTCTGAAGGCGGAGACATTGCAACAATGATGACCCCTGATGTATGTCCATTCTCCTCTGCAAAGGTAACAATGTTTGTAATGTCTCCAGCAAGAACCTTATCCTTTTGACTGAAGCAGACCAAGATAGATCCTACTGTGTATAATGTTACCTTTTCCATCTTCTTGTTATCAGTTTCAACCCTCTCAGTGGTTGTCTCAAGTTTACGGCGCCCTAGCATAATACGAAGAGTCTCAAGCGCTTTATCCTCCATTGTGTCTTTGGTTCCTTATTGGATAGTGAATTCGTTTTTTTCGGGCAGATGAACAATGAAGCAGTGGATTTGGTTTTTAATAGCAGTGATTGTAGTAGCCTTTGCATTGAATCTACTTAAAGTTGAACGATTTGAGTCTAGGTTCGTAGACACAAGTCAACAAAAACGTGCAATGAAGTTGGAAGATTCATCGTATGAACAACAAACCAATCACTTTGTTCAGAACAACGATGTAGGTAACGCAACTGGAATTTCAACACCTTGGCAAGTCAACCAATATAAATCTAAGTTATAATAAATGCCAATCTTTGCAAAAAAATCAGATTGTGAAACACAACTCGCAGTCAGTCTAAAAAACTTTGAGAAACTTCAAAAGGAACATGAAAAACTGATGGACGACTATCTTGAGTTAAATCGTAAATCTCCAGGTAATTCAAGTCCGGTTGATTCGGATATTGAAGCAGAACTTGCTGCGCTTGGAAGAGGTCGCAGAAAGACTCGTTCTCGTAAACTACGAAGAAGAAAGACGCTTAAGCAGAAAAAGTGAGAACAACTAATGTCTACTAAAGCAAAAATTCCAAGAGCTCTACGTGAACAAGTATGGCTGGTTCACGTAGGTCCAAAATTCCAAAATAAGTGCAAAGTTTCGTGGTGTACAAATTCCATGAGCGCATTTGATTTTCAATGTGGTCATAACATTCCAGAAAGCAAGGGTGGAAAAACAGATATCAACAATCTGATTCCGATTTGCGCACGATGTAACTCAAGTATGGGAAGTCAGTTCACAATTGATGAATGGAATAAGCGTTTTTCACCTCCTCCAAGTCGTATGTGGAGATGTCTTCGTTCATATATTAATTGTCAACGTTTTTGGAGGTAAAGGTTCTGGACGAGTTCCTTCTGCACGATGTTTAAGCACATCATCCCAAAACGCTTTTAGATCAGGAAAGTGATCCGGTAACCAACGTGTATCTTTAGGAACCAAGTTCTTCTTGATATTCACAAGAACCCAATAAATGTATTGATTTCCATCTTTCAATGACGCTTGCCATTCACATAAATCAACCAAATCAGGTTTATAATCTACCTTTCCTTGTTCATCGACTGCAAAGACTCCTTTCGTTTCGGTGATCGCATCCCACTCGGTAAAGTTGACTTGTTTGAATCGAAACTCTACATATTCACATTCATCAATCCCCGTACATTCCATTTGCATCTGCATTTGATGTATGTAATAGGATGGGATTTCATCTTTGAGAGCACGTGACATTGGACACTTGAACTCAACTAATCGACCATATCGAAATGGATCGTCTTCAGTTTTTGGAATAATGATTCCATCGGGTGACGCTCCTAGAAAATCATGAACTGGATGCGTGCAACAACCCACATCCATGATTTCACAGTCAGTCGTTTCTTCATACAGTTTCTTTGCAACAGGTTCAAAACGAGTTCCCCAAATCAACGCAGGAATAGGATTCTGTCCATCGGATCGTATTGGAGGATCTAGTTTCTTCTCAAGCAGTTCAAGACGTGATGCAGGTGTTTGCCAGACTTTTGAAACCTCAGAGGCAGTAATCATCTTTCCACGAGTCGTTAACCAAGCGTCTGTGCGTTGGTCATTCTTACCGTAGAGACGAACGGTTCGTTCACAAGCTCTGTCTCTCATCCAAAGACGACCTAGATCCCCCATCATGAGTGTATTCATCGTTTTCATTACTTCCCTCTTCAAGCGACGACGAGAAAGACCCGGCGCTAGAGATTGACATAGGTGTATGAAACGGCGTAGTCGTGCATTGAGTCTCGTGAATGGACGATCTTCTTTTAAGAAGGACATCATTGCCTCCTCCATTAAGGTTCTCTATCTTACCTTCCGAAAGTTCGTTTTGCCTGAACATTTCATTATACGCTTGCTTTCGTTGTGAAAGATAGGATTCAAAATCACCTGCTCCCATGACACCTAGTTCAGAGGACCGACTGAACATCTCATCATACATCTTCTTGAATTCAGCGTCAATCTCATCTTGACGATCTAGAGGGAATCCTGCGTCTTCAATGGTAGGAATCACATCACCTTCCTTAAAGACTGGATCGGGTTGTTGAGGTTGATCTTGAACCATCTCTAAGAACGTCTTGTATTCCTTTTCACCGTCAATCATCATAAAAAGACCTGGTGTAGTAGATTCCATAATTCCACCTTCTTCACGAATTCTATTAATTGCTTCCCAAGTACAGATTGCTTTTGAAACACCAGGTTCTTGCTCTCTTTGCTTCTCAATAGGTTCAAGTACTGGAATGTCGGAAGGCATAATAATCGCAGGAGAGTCAATTGCCGCCATTTGTCTTTATTCTACAGACCCACTTTAAGCGAGAATACCGCAGTAGATACAAAATGGAGGTCATTCAAAATCGCGATCACTGGGTTCTTCATCGTCTTGAAGGATTCTATTCAAACGAAGAAAACTTCAAGAAGATTCAAACAATTCTTTCAGGGAATTCTAAGATTAGTTTACGACTCTTGGATTGGTTAGTGACCAACTATGCAAAGAAACATAACGTCTCTTACATGACAACCGATAAACGCCATGTGATTGTCTACCTTTCCTACAAGTCTCACTTGAAGGCGTATAGTAAAAAGATGTTTGACCCATTCTGCCGTTGGAAGCGAATTCAGTTTATGGGATTAGACACAACGGTTGGACAACTCAATTTCTTTGAATGGGTGATTCAAGATGAAGTTCTAAAGTATCTTGAAGAGCATTATGACGCAGTTCATGAAGACATGGAGGCGTGTTCAACGAGTATTCAACCTAAAACGGATGAAAATGGTACTCGTAGAAAACGACATGAATTGAGTCGTTCTGCAACTAAAGCAGTGCGTCATCATGACGTCAATGTTGTTGTATCCTTTAAGTAATGCAATCTATTCTAGACCCAGCAATTGTCTACGAAGTTTCACGAGATATTTGTGAACACGATGTTGATGTCGTGTCTGATTTGTGGACAATGGATGATCGTAATGTCTATCGGGGTTCCCGCGATACACAGTATTCTCACGCAAACGTATATTGGTTATACGATGAAGATCTAACACGTGTAGGTCTTATTGAACATTCTCTCAAAGACCACGCTGATTTTCGTATGTTATGGTTCCACGAAACACCTTTTGCAACCTATCTTCAAGAAGACAACTGGACTCATGGTCAAAGTATTTGGACAGTGTTGTCTCCATCTGCAGTCGAACGATTCCTTGCAGAAGATTGGACTACACCTGAAACACTCTTAGAAGGATGTTTGCATGGTGATACACGAATCCTTACACTTGAAACGATTTTGAATCCACCCACTCTACATGGTTGTTCAGGGTGTAATCGCAAATCCTTGAAAAAACTAGAATGCGAAAACATGACTGCTGAATTGACCTTTCCAACAAAGGAAAAAATAGTGTTGATTGACGATGATTTATTCGTCTGTGTTCCACCTGCTGGATCACGTATTTGGGAACTGTTAGGGTTTGAACCTAAATCGCAGCACCCACTGGTCGACGGCGGGCAGTCTTCACTGGAGCAGGTGTCTGAGGAACCGGTACTGGTGCAGCAACCTGAACTGGAGTTGACTGCTTTGGAGTCTCCTCTTCCTGAGTCTGCTCTTCCTCTTGAGTCTCAATTGTCTCCTCCGTTGGAACCTGAATCGTCTCCTCAGACTCCTCCTCTGCCTCAAACACTTGAGATGCTGTCACACGCTGGCGAGCAGAAACCTGAGCGTACGAGATTCTCCACGTCACTCCAAATCCCTGTCCAGAAACGTAGATACTCGGGCTGACGATGAATCGCGCTTCCATTCGCTTCGGAAACACTGTCTCTAGGTTATCAGTCGTCAATGGAATCGGACGATTTGCCATATCCACTGCATCCATGTTCACCTTGCCATCGTAGACTGGCACCTTCATTCTGAAACTAGGAGGATACTTGCCATTGGCAACCCACTCAGCACCTTGTTTCTCCACGCTTGGACTGACAAGCGCCTTCATGCTGTCACGGAGGACATCCTCCTTGCGAGCACGACCAAACCACGAGGAACTCTTCTCAACTGCGGTGTGGATGACCTTGTCCTCAAGGTCCTTGAGGAAGTTGTAGAGTTGTCCTACCTCACCTGATTCTGCGGATGCACGCTCCTTTGCATAGGAGTCACATCCACGAAGACTTGCAAGCATCGTGTAGTTTGTTCCATTCTCAGTCTCCTTGATGGAAACACCCATTGGATATTCAATCTTGGGAATGCGCATCTGAAAGTTCTGACCATTGTACTTGATTGGGACGCTCTTACTACCGTTAGTCTTGTTGATTCGGATATCACCGAATGAAATCTTGTTGATATCGAGATTTGAAGCGTTGATGATTGCATTGACCGACATTTGTGCTGTATTGTATACTGTTCATACGTCTGCTAAACGTAAATCCATTTTGTCCGAACATTTCCTGACTCGGTTATCACTTTCAAGAACTATCCTAAACAACACATAATGAATAGATGTCTAGCAGTTAAAAAGAAAGGATCGACACAACAATGTCTTGCAAATCCTCTTAAAGGACATACATTGTGTGGAACTCACGCTCGTGCTAAAACAGTTCAACTTTGGAAACATGTTCAGGTAGCAGATCGTCGTATCATTATTTGTCAATCCATTGCTCGAAAATGGGGAGTGTTGCATCGTCTTCGATTTGGAGGTCCAGGTGTTCTGAAACGAAAAGGATTAGCAAATGATGATGAACTTGTATCGGGTGAAGAAAGTAATCGCCAACATCCATTTGAATATTTTGCTTTCATAGAAAATGGGAAAATTTGGTGGTTTGACTTTGGAACAATGTGGACTTGGTCTTTGAAATCATTGACTCCTTCAAATCCATATACAAAGGTTCCATTAGATAAAGAAACACGTCAGAGGTTACGAGAGTTTTGGTCATATCGTATTCGTCATTCAATCAAAATCCCTTCTGAACCAGAGGATGTAGATGAACGGTTTGATACTCGATTGCATTTTTTATGTCAAACCTTTATTGATCATGGATTTATAGATGTAGAACCTAGGCAACTTGCTCGTTTATCAAAACAGTCACATATCACGATGTGGAAATTCTTATTTGAAGATGTTCAAAATGTTGAAGGTCCTGTTCGTGGATGGTGTCGTTATATGCTTGCACGACAAATCACAACTTCAAATACTCTGACCTATATCATTAATTCATTGCGGATATTGATGCGAGTTGTGACTGATAAAAAGGAAGCGTATTGTACTGTATTTTCGGTGATGTCAGCAATCTATCGTTGTTAGACCCGTGAGGATTTTAAATGAGCATATATAATAGGATGATAGTGTATATCACTGGCGCTTCCGGTTCAGGAAAGACAACACTTTTAAAGAGTTTATCAGTTAAAGGGTATGACTTAGATGATATTTACGAAAATAATTGGAAAAAACATAAAAGGATTGATACCGTTCAAAAAGGTGTAATCAAAGATATTAATGCACTAGTCTCTGAGCATAAACATATTATATTTGTTGGACTTCAAGGAAAGGATGATTTGCCATTCACACCTGATGTAGTCTATATCCTTATAAGAAAAGACTATGAGCAATATTATAGGGGTAAATTGATAAGAGATTTGAATCTCTTATGCAAATATAAGACTGAGTTTGAAGAGGTATTGAAAAAAGAACCTTTCGATGAGTTTAGAAACCATTTTTGGTCAAATGATATGGTTAATATGAAATCATTTGATGAATTTAAAAAATACGTAGATAAGATGAATAAGAGTATTCAAAAGGATTTCCCTACTGCAGAAATGCTAACGGCGTCTGAAATAATAAGAAAACTAAATAGAGTTTAGAAAAAAGAAATCATGACCATACTTTGCCAACATATATCTTTGACTTTTATCTTTCGTCTTTATGATTTCAAGTGTTAAGTTCATGATGTGAAACCATTTGTTGTTATGTAATTCATAGAACCTAAGCACTCTACGCTCCATCTAGTTTTATATAAAACGGAACTGATTAAACCATTTAAACCAAATCTTAACCATGAATATCTTTGTATTATCACTAGACCCCCGCAAAGCTGCCGAGTATCATTGCGACAAACATGTCGTCAAAATGATTCTTGAAACTGCCCAACTACTGTATTGCTCCCACTGGGTGTTAGATCCAGATGGATTGCCTCCAACCGCATATAAGAAAACTCATCCTAATCATCCTTGTTCAATTTGGATTCGTGAATCGGTTGAAAACTACCGATGGTTATCAGATCTTGGATTAGCACTTTGCAATGAATACACCTATCGGTATGGAAAACGACACAAGACGCAAGACCATATAGAGTGGTTATCCGATAACTTTCCACCTCTCCCAGTTGTAAAACGAACTCAATTTAGAATGGCAATGCCCGATGAATTTAAATGTGAAGATCCTGTGCTAGCGTATCATTCTTACTACATTTTCGCTAAGGAACGTATGTTGAAATTCTCAAAGAGAAGTCCACCACCATTTGTTTTGGGAATTTACAGAGGATAAGACAAATTCTATCATGCAAAGTTTTGATTTTAATTCGATTAGTGTCTATATTTTTAACTGGAAGAAGGTCACTGATAACGTTGAACAATTATATCCACTTATTCAATCCATTGTTCCGGATGTAACGATTATTAATAGCGATGAATCCTATGTTTTTCCAAGTGAGATGAGAACCATTCAGTTAGATGATAGTTATTATTATGGAAAACAGTACAACGTTGCAATTAAACATGTTTCCAAAGACAAGATTCTATGTATTGTTGTAGGCGATGTGTCACCGGATACTGATTTCAAACTTGCATTCATAAATACTTTAATTTCATTCAATTCGTATTCAGCAGGAGTTCACGCTCCAAACGAACTTCATACATCGTATACAACTCGACATGAATGTGTAGGAGAGCAATTGTATCGAGTCGACAATACAGACTGTACATTTTGGTGTATTCATCCAAAGATTGTTAAGGTAATGCGTGATCTAGATTATACGATTTCAAATTTTGGTTGGGGAATCGATTGCATCACGATTCATCAATGTGAAAGTCAAGGATTACGAACACTTCGAGATTATGAAGTAGGTGTTCGACAGATTCGAAAGAGTACAGGGTATTCAGCAGACATTGCAATGATTCAATTGAATGCGTTGAAA